TCCGGCAGTGCGCCTTCCCTACGGTCAGCAGTGCCGTGAGCTGTTTACTGTTCCTACTGGATACCAACTTGTTGGTAGCGATCTTTCTGGCATCGAGATACGCCTCTTTGCCCATTTCTGTGCAGCTTACGATGGGGGTGACTATGCGAAGAAAGTCTTGGAATCAGACATTCATCAAAGCAACGCAGAGGCGTTCAGCGATGAGCAGACCAAAGTTGAGAGGTCAGTCGCCAAGGGCGCGCTTTATGCACTCTTGTACGGATCAGGTGACGCCAGACTTGGAGCAATGGTCGGCAAAGGAGCCAAAGAAGGAAAGCGACTAAAAGATAACTTCATAGCTGCTGTGCCAAGCTACGGCATCCTAAAGAACAAGGTCGAGGAAGCTTCTGAGAAGGGCTTTATCACCTCGCTTGGCGGCAACCGTATCAAGGTCAACTCAACTCACACTGCTCTAAACAGTTTGTTGCAATCAGCATCGAGCGCAGTCAGCAGCAAGTGGGTTGTCCTCATCGCTAACGAAATCAAGAAACAGAACCTCGATGTCACGATCCTCGGTTGGATACATGACGAGGTACAAATGGCAGTTAAAGGAGACCCAGATCATGTCGGTAATATCGCTAGAAGATGCGCGGAAGAAGCTGGCAAAGCGTTTGAAATCAGACTCCCCATCGAAGCTGAATACTCCGTGGGACGAACATGGGCAGACACCCACTGAGCTTGATGAGAACACTGAGATAGCCCTGCTTGCCATGTATGAAGTCTTGATCGAATCATGGGCTGGTGGGTTCACCACTAAATCTAAGTTTGCCCGTGAAGCAGCAAACATAATCGCTGTTGCAGCGACTGAAGGATTGATCACCACACGCCTCGAAGAAGAGGTCTGGGGTAATCACTGGATGATCACAGAAAAGGGTATGAATTTCATGAAGGAGATACATGACGATGTTGTTAGTTGATGCCGACTTATACCTATACAGAGCCACAGCAGCCACAGAGCAAGAGATATGCTGGGATGAGGACGATGGCTCAAACATATGGTCACTTGATACTGACCTAAAGCTGGCAAAGGAGATGTTCTTTGATCAGATGGAAACCTTCAAAGAGACACTGCACGATGATCGAGTGATCCTTTGCCTTACCTCTAAGAAGAACTTTAGACGCGATGTAGACCCTCGATACAAGAACAACCGCGTAAAGATCAGGAAGCCTTTAGGTTATCTGGCGATGGTTGATTGGGCAAAGCACCACTTCAGTACAGTCAGTTTGGATGGCCTCGAAGCAGATGATGTCATGGGCATCTTGTCTACCAAGCCTGAGAACAAAGACAAAGCAATCATCGTGTCTGACGACAAGGACATGAAGACTGTACCAGCCAAGATATATAGGCCGATGTCTGGTGAACGCCTCGACATCACAGAGGCCGAAGCTGACAGGTTCTTCCTTACACAGTGTCTAACAGGCGACCCCACAGACGGATACCAAGGTCTCAAAGGCTTTGGACCAAAGACAGCAGAGAAGCTGTTAGGGGCAAGACCTGATTGGTCAATCGTTGAGAAAGCCTACATCAAGGCTGGCTTCACCAAACAAGACGCCCTCACCCAAGCACGATTAGCTCGAATACTCCGCTGGTGTGACTGGGATTACGAGAACAAGAAGCCAATACTCTATGGGAGCAAAGAGCATGTCCAAAAGACACGACCAGTACATGAAGGAAAAGCTCAAGGAGCTACAGCCGCCTGACATAATAAAACAACCAGAGCATTACGCTCAACATCCAATACAGCCCGTGGACTTCGTAATGTCTAACGGGCTTTCTTTTTGGGCAGGAAACGTCATCAAGTACATCTGCCGCGCAGGGAACAAGCTCTATCACGGGCAAGACCCTGTTCAATCCGAAATCACCGACATCAAAAAGGCGATCCGCTACTGCGAGATGCGTCTAAACCAGCTTGAAGGGAGAACTCCAAGTGCTGAATAACTATTTACCAACAGACTACCAGACATTCATCGCCACCAGCCGTTACGCACGGTGGATTGAGGACAAAGGACGTAGGGAGACATGGGTTGAGACAGTGCAACGGTACACTGACTATCTCCATTCAAAAGGCATCAACCTGACTGGACAGGACTGGGATGACATTGAGGGTGCTATCCTCGAACTAGAAGTCATGCCAAGCATGAGAGCACTCATGACTGCTGGTGTCGCTGCTGACCGTGATAACACCTGCATCTACAACTGTTCTTATGTTGCTGTGGATGATCCTCGCGCCTTCGATGAAGCTATGTTCATCTTGCTTTGTGGTACTGGTGTAGGCTTCTCAGTAGAGCGTCAGTCAATCAGCTTGCTGCCTGAGATACCAAACACCCTTGGTCAGTCTGAGGATGTTATTGTCGTACAAGACAGCAAAGAAGGCTGGGCTAAAGCTCTCAGGAAGCTCATCAGTCTCCTCTACACTGGTGACATACCCAAGTGGGACTTAGACAAGATCAGACCTGCTGGTAGCCGCCTCAAGACCTTCGGCGGCAGAGCCAGTGGACCAGAGCCATTGAACGACCTGTTTAACTTCGTTGTAGCCAAGTTCAAAGGTGCTATGGGTCGTAAGCTAAACAGCATCGAGTGCCATGACATCATGTGTAAGATTGGTGAAGTCGTTGTTGTCGGTGGTGTCAGACGGTCAGCTATGATCAGCCTGTCTAACCTTAGCGACACACGCATGGCACATGCTAAGTCAGGTAGCTGGTGGGAGAACGAACCACAGAGAGCCTTGGCTAACAACAGTGCTTGCTACACAGAGAAGCCAGATAGCGAGACATTCTTGCGCGAATGGCTGGCTCTAGTGGAGTCCAAGTCTGGTGAGCGTGGTATCTTTAGCCGTGTCGCAGCCGAAGCACATATAGCTAAGAACGGAAGACGCAAGACAGGCTATGAGTGGGGAACAAATCCTTGCGCTGAGATACTGTTGCGGAATAACGGTTTTTGCAATCTTACAGAGGTAGTCGTAAGAGAGACAGACGATCTTCAGTCACTCAAACGTAAGGTCAGGCTGGCAACTATCCTTGGCACTGCACAAGCTACCTTCACGCACTTGCCTTACCTCAGACCTATCTGGACTGAGAACACAGAAGAAGAGCGTCTGCTGGGTGTGTCTTTGACAGGAATCATGGATCATCCCGTACTTGGTAAGAACGTAGACAGTCCTAAGTGGCTTGCTGAGATGAAGCAGGTGGCTATCGACACTAACGCTGAGTATGCAGAGCGTCTTGGTATCGAAGTGTCTGCTGCCATTACCTGTGTCAAACCTTCTGGTACAGTCAGTCAATTAGTTGACAGTGCCAGCGGCATCCATGCACGACACTCTGACCATTACATCAGGACAGTCCGAGGCGATAACAAAGACCCTCTCACACAGTTCCTAAAGGATGCAGGGATACCAGCCGAAGCTGACGTTATGAAGCCTGACGCTACCACAGTGTTTAGCTTTCCAACTAAGTCACCTTCGAGCGCAGTGACCCGCAATGCCATGACTGCAATCCAGCAGCTTGAGCTATGGAAGACCTACGCTGAAGTATGGTGTGAGCATAAGCCTTCTGTGACAGTCACAGTTAGGGATCATGAGTGGATGGAAGTGGGTGCATGGGTCTACAAGCACTTTGACCTTTGTAGCGGTATCAGCTTCTTGCCTCACTCAGATCATACTTACGCACAGGCTCCTTATCAGGAGTGTACCGCCGCTGAGTACGCTGAGATGAAGCAGAAGATGCCCACATCAATCGACTGGTCAGCTCTGTCTCTTTATGAGAAGGAAGATCACACTAGCGGCAGTCAGACCTTGGCATGTACCAGTGGTGCATGTGAGATCGTGGATATTGCGTCATGAGCCGCGAGGCAAACGACTTCTACCCCACGCCTCATAGTATCTTAGACATCTTACTGCATAACCTACACTGGCCTAAAGGTTCCCTCATATGGGAACCCTGTGCAGGTGATGGTCGAGTTGTCGATAAGCTAAAGAGTGACGGGTATAGCGTTATCTCTGGTGACATACAGACAGGACAGGACTTCTTTAACTGTGCTGGAGCTGAGTCTCCGTTTCTACTCACTAACCCACCCTTCAAACACATAAGAGATTTCATTGACCATGCTTTTTCTATTGGCGTGGAACATATGGCTCTTGTGTGTCCAGAAAGGTTGTGGGCTTGCAAAAAGGGATCAGAGCAAATGAAAAGACATAAACCTTCAAGGTTCATAAACCTCGATTGGAGAGAAGACTACCTCAACAAAGGCGGCACTCCTGATCGAGCCTTAGCTGTATCAATATGGGACACACCCAACAGCTCGAATACAACCTATGAAGTATGGTCGAGGCTTTCGTCATGAGTGTTCCAACCTTTGAAGAGATCAAACAAGCTCTGAAGATACCTGAGTTCGAGGTGGATAAGTGGGGTCGGCGTGTCTATGACCCGACTGACAACTTACCTCGCGCTGTCTCCAAACCACTCGCAGGTGTTCGGTTCCGTCTTCATTCAAAAGGCAAGTGGGATGGCTGACGAAATCAAGTGTCATGAGTGTGAACAGAACATCGCCTTTTACCATACTGGTGGTGTTTACACATGCGCTCCCTGTGAGCTGAAAAGAATAGGAATACGGCCTAGCTATATTCCTTACAAGAAAAGACCTTACGAAAAGCGAAAGCCCAAGTAAGGCAAAAAACACCGATACCATTTGTTCTCCCTTGCGGTATCGGTGTTTTTTCTTATGCACAACTTCGGATGTTATCTGCGATGGTTTGCGCTCTTTGACCCACCTGTCTGGCATACCGCGAGTCCAATAGTTCATCGGCAGCTATAGCCCATTGCTGGCTGTTCAGAGCCGCTACAGTGGCCTTAAACTTCATGAGTGTCGGAGTACCCATGTTAAACGCAAGATCGACCAGTGACTCTTGGACTATCTCAGGCATGTCAGAGAAGCTTGGGAAGAGCTTTAGCAGCTCACCGTGGACTATGTTTATGTCCTCATCGAGCATCTGCATGGCGGTCTCTTCGGAGATGCCTCGGTCATCTAAGTTGCGACCTACGCCTATCGTTAGCTTGTCACTTGTGCAGCGATAAGGTGTAAGCTTTAGACCCTCATGCAAGATTAGCTGCTCACGCATACGCTTCATGTTAATCATTTACCGACACCTTTCACACGCTCTAGCGTTCTCATTGACCCAAGTCCGAGCATACCCATGAGAACAGGAAGCATCGTTGAAGTATCAGCTTGAGGTATATCAATACCAAATCCAGCGCACAGTGGAGATACCAAGAAGTTCACCATGAAACCTAGAACACACACCCAAGCGGTAGCTGGTCGCCAAGACGATTGGAACCAATTGCCTTTTGCGTCTTGCTTGTTCACCTCGATCTGAGCGAGTGCGATTTGCTGTGCATGTTTCTGAGACATCGTAGCTATTTCATGGGCGATCTTCTGCTTTGTATCTGCGTCTGGAATGAACTTATCTAGTAGACCCGTCACAGGTCCAATCAGTGCTTGCAGCATTTTGCTTTTCCTTATTCTCTTTGGCTTGTTCTTTAGTAGTCCTGTTGTGCATGTCCCACATGATCACTACTTGTCTCCCTTGTGTTCATGTCCCATCCAGATGCCAAACACGCCTGTCATGACTCCCATGACGACAGACACAAATGCAGACTGTGCAGCCGTTGGAGAGTCCAGCTCCATGAACCACTCAGCGCACCGCCAAGACATGACTGTACTGGCAAGCATCATGAACCTCGGCAGTATCTTCCAAGCTAGGAACTGTTCGACTGAGATCATAGCTGTGTGCCTTTAAGCTCTACACATCGGAAGCTTTGCGGCATCAGACTACCTTTGTTGATCTCGACAATAGCGTTGCCCATCTCGTATGCTCTTTGTTGGCAAAGCTCATAACTAGGGTACGGACCTCTAGTATCGGTATACTCCCAGCAGTCAGTTGGTGACGCGATTGCACACGCCAATACTAATGTCTTAAACATTGTTGGCCTCTTTTAGTATGTAGATAAAAAGAAACAACGCAGATATGCCTATGCCTATACAAGCTGCCCAATAGATGCAGACAAGGATGTCATCTTGGCGTTTTATAGCTAACCGTCTTGCTTCAGCTTTTGCTTCGGCTCTAGCTTTTCTTGCTTCAGCGCAGAACCGTACATAGTCAGGGTACATATTAGCCCGACCATAGAGCTGCATCATGCTGCGGAGTTCGTCTTCTTTACGTTTCAGCTCATCTAGTGCTAGGAACTCTTCGAGATCAGACTTAGAGCCATCTAGGTTAGAACCCTTCGATGCTGCCTTTTTCTGCACTACGTCTTTGTTGAGAGTGAAATCAGAGATAGCTTTGCCAGCATTGGCGATATCAGAGCCATTCTCGACACATTTCTTTAAGATTGCGAAAGCTGCGTTAGCCGCCGCGAGTTCTGCCAGCATTTAGTTGATCTCCCAAGGGTAAGCTCTCCTTGGGGTGGTTAGCGATTTGTTCTATTGTTCTTGCACAGCCTACACAGTAGCGTCCTGTGGGGTCTAACTTACAGACACCAATGCAGGGGCTTCTCATATCTTCATCAACAGTGACCCAGCGAGACCAACGACCACGATCGTTGATCCCATGATCATAGCTTCTAAACGCCACAAGCGTTTATCAAGTGCGGATAGCTTGTCCTCAACCGAAGCATAACGAACTGCACATTCTTTTTCGTGAGCCTCAAGTTCCAAGGCTACACGCAATTCTGGGGTGATGGCTTGCTCTATCTTCATGCTGGCTTCGTAGGCCAAGACACATCATCGAGTGATGTTGCGCTGCTTGTGATGTCCCGAAGTGCCTGACGATACGCAGTGCGTTCTGATGACATCGTAAGGTCGCTAGACGCCCACCAGTCAGTTTCAGCAATCAAGCGGTCACGCTCTGCACGCAACAACTTCATCGGCTCCGCTGCGGCTAGTTCTGCTTGCTTTGCGTTGACGGTTGCCCAGTCAGTACCCCAGTCACTTGGGCTGCTGCTTTCGATTGCCGAACCATTAGCGTCTGCTCCGGTTACTTTACGGAACATCTCGTTAAACTCAGCCTCAGTGGTAGGTTCGCCACGGAGTACCCATTCGGTGATGCCTAGTTCGGTTAAGGCTTGTGATATGCTCATTTGTTTACTCCTATCCTACCAAATATCCAAAGAAACGCGCTCCATCTCGAAGGGAGACGGTAGTGTCATCGAGTACACGAATGTACGGTGTAACAGTTTGATTTGCTGTGAGTTGAATTAACCCTGAACTATGTGCAGTTTGATATGCGCCACCTTGGTTGTCTTCAAGATACCTGTATGAGAGGTCAAATGCGCTATCTACTTCAGCATCGTCAATGAGCAAACCCATTGACACATAGGATGACCCTTCAAGCGCATTAACCATAACATTACAGCCAAAATGGTAGATGCCATTGATTGGGGCGGTGAACACGGCGGAACTGTTTAGAGTTACGTTGTTACCAATGTCAAAGTCTTTCGTGTCAAAAGGAACTTTTGTAGCACTAGTATAGTTTTGTGCAGAAAGGTCTGTACTTTGATAAACAGAAAACGCTGGTCGTGCTGGCATCAACACATGCCCACTGCTATCAATCGTTATAGCCGTGTTGCTGTTGGTCGGGTCTTGGATTGTGGAGACTTTCAATATGCTCGTCATTGTGCAATCTCCATAAGAGTTATGGTGCCGCCGCCACCGTAAGCGGGTTGATTGAAATGAATACCACCATTTGAGATTTTAGCTGCCCCCTGCAACTTGTATGTAATAGTAGAAGTAGTCGCTGGACTGTCGTAATAAACAATTGTTTGATAATCCATAAACCTGTCGGTTGAATTAGCAGTATGGTGGGCTGTTGGGAACATATCTGTCGTCTCTGACCTAATTAGGCTGCTGTCTCTTAGAAGGTTTGTACAAGCCGCTTGCCAAGTGGCAGTAGGGGAAATACCCGCAACGTAAATGTGATTAACATAGGTAATTAGAATTTTACTGGTTGCGTTTTTGGGTGTTATTGAAGCACTCATTCCCGCCAAATCTGCAAATGACTGACTGGTTGTAGTTAGATCGCCAGTGCTAGAAGCACTTACAACCTGCACAACGTGACCCGCAATCTGCACACCGTTGCCAGCCGTCTTTTCGGTGATTGTATCAACGTATAGCTGGCTCATTGTGCAATCTCCGTAAACCTTATAGTCGCTCTACCCTCACCTGCGTGATAAACAATGCTGTTTGCTGCACCGTCTCTTGCAGTATCAACAGACACCGATACTGAGTTACCTGTCGTGTTGTTTATTTGGATAGCCGCGTGGGTATTTACTTTTAACCAAGGGCCACTGGCACCGTAATCGTATGCGCCTAACGCCACGATTTGAAACTGCTGTGAACCATCGACCAAAACCCGAAACTTCATCCTACCGTCTGCTCCGTTTGACCTGTAACTGCGTTGATAAAAAGATATGTCTGCAATAATAGTGCTTGTTGATAGTTGAGGGGTGAAACTGCCAGCAAACGCCTGTGCGTAGCTAGAGGACGTATTTGTGAAAGCGCTAGGTGGAGTAACGTCAACTAAGGTTTCTTTGACCACACTACCCGATGGCAGTGTTGCACCATTCGGAAACGATGGCTTGCCTGTGCTTGCGTCAATCGTGACAGCAGACGTACCCGCCGCGTTGTTGATTTGGTCTACATTTAATATCGAAGCCATTTACACCACCGTTAGATTTCCGTTGACAGTAAGTGTTACGTTACTGCCAAGCGTTAGAGGGCCAACAGCCAAAGCGTTGTCTGTAGCACCTATGGTTACATTTGAACTGAGTGTCTGCGAGTGAACGCGGAAGATGTCACCCTTGCCATTTGTAGTGTCCCCACCAGCACCGTTGTTCCCATCGAAGTACCCTGCGCCAGCTTGGATACCAGTGAGGTTTGCACCTGACACGGCTGGCAAGGTTGCAGGAAATCTACCGTCTGGCAGAGTGCCTGTGCTTAATGCAGATGCGTCATTGGATGCTGGCACGTTGTCCAAGGCTGTAGACACAACATCTCCGTTGGCGTCCAGCAGTGACGCGAGGTCGTTAGCTTTTGTCATTAGGTTACTCCGTCACTATTTCCACCCAAGACAGGGTGTCTTCGTTCCATTGATACTCACCGTCATCATTGGGGCGTGGAGTTGGTGCGTTCCAAAGTCCAGTGTCCGTATTGATAGTCCAGCTTGGATAAGGCTGGGGCGGGATAAAGGCATCAAGTTCGCTGTCATAAGTGAAACCAATGCCAGCGTAGTTTTTACGCAATGGGCGACCTTCTGGATGCTGACCGCCTCTAGTGTTATAGGATGTCTGTATCCACTCACCCGCACTGTCATCTACAAATGTGTCGAAGAAGTCGGGGTCAGCAACAATAACTTCTGTCACTATGCCTTTTTGTATCTTTGCGAAATGTGCCATTACACTGCGTACCTTATAACTACGATGCCACTTGCACCATTTGAGCCGTTGCCAGTTCCTGATGAGCCGCCACCGCCGCCACCACGGTTTGCAGTTGCGTTGTTAGGGGCAGAAACAGAGCGAGATGTGGATGTGCCGCCAACACCATCTGCGCCATCTGCGCCTACGTTTCCACCGCCAGCACCTCCAGCATTGAAGCCACCACCACCGCCACCGCCGCCAGCATAGTTTTCGTTTGTACCTGTGCGGAAAGCATTTGCTAA